TGCTAAGACCGCCGCTTAAGGTGGCTCCCAAGGCGTTTGTAAAGCCGCCAAAGACTGCGGGGGCGATTTTACCTAGGCCGCCCAAAGCGTCTCCAAGCCCCCCACCGCCGACACCCCCAGCAGGAGCACCACCTGGAACACCGCCGATACCAGCCCCAGCAGAACCACCAAACAACATAGTAGCAATAGGCACTACAATCTTATTCTGTAGGGCAGCAGCAATCATTTCCTTAAGAGCATTCTTAAAGAGGTCTACAATACCAGATGCGAAGTCTTTGAAGTTTTTGAAACCACTTACAATGAAATCGGCAAATTTATCACTAAGTTCACCTACAAGGGGTGTTGACTTAATGAGTTCTTCGTTGATCTTCTGGATTTCACCAGAGTAAGCACTTTCGCTTAAGTTCAACTTCTTAAGTTCTTCAAGTTCAGCAAGCCTACTATAATACTTAGTTAGTGGGTCTAAGCCATCTTCGTAAGTCTCGTTCAACTTGTCTACTTCTTTTTGTAGGTCAGAGAGTTGCTTCCGAGTCTTCTTGGAACTACCCCCAGCTTTAGTTCTACCCGCCTCGATAAGTTTATCCTTCTCACGGGTTTTTTCAGCAACTCCGTCAATGTACTCTATAGTTTTATCATAAACTTCCCAAGCCTCTACCATCCCACCAATAGTGGTTGCGGCGGCTGTGGCTTCATCCCTTTTAATCTCAGCTTGGAGTGTCTTTGTAGCAACAAGAGAAGCAGCAGCAGCATTAGCACCTGTTTCCAAGGCGTGAACTTCTGCAACCAAACCCGCCAGTTGGACCTCCAGACCTTGGCTAAACCCTCGCAGGCTACTCATCGCAGATGCAGCACTTCTGAGAGCAACATCTAGGTCTTTAGCTGCTTCTGCACTCGCTTGTATCTCTTGCTTGTTTAGTTCGGTGGTTTTCCATATTTCGAGGATAAGATCCAGGTTATTACCTTTTATATCTTTTTCCTCAAGGGAAGCCCGTAATATAGCCTCATCCATACTCAACTGTTGAGCCTTAGCTTGTGCAGAGTCCTCACCGTACTGTAGGATAGTGCTTTGCAGGAGTAACTGTTGAGTTAACCTTTCAAGTTCTTGATCCCTAGCTTGGATGATTGAATCAACACCATCCCTAGTTTCCCTTTGTAATTCAACTAATTCGGATGCGTATTCTGAGGCATTCTTAATCTCAGCACCAAAGGAGGCCATACTAGGAATTGTTTCCTGCAAGGCTTTGAAGATCTCTTTTTGGGATTCACTCATGCTATCATAAGGCCCAAGTATCTCTTCCATAACAGAGGAGAGGTTAGTTAGGGCTTTTACTTGCTCGTCAAGACTTGTTGCAGTGTTAACCTCTTTCATAGCTGTTGCAAAAGAAGCCGCAGAATCACGAGCCTCTTTACCGCTATTGCTTAACTCTAGAAACCCAATTACAAGACTGGATTGATAACTATTAAGTCTTTCAAGGTTGGAGAAGTCAATATCAATAATAGATCTTGCAACATCCTGAAATGCCCTGTTCAACTCTAACTGTTGAATCTCTTTAAGGGCCACAAGTGCTTGTACTGCATCATCTTTAAAACGGCCAAACTCTTCTGTAAGGGCTTTTGTAGACCCCGAAGTTAGATCTAGTGTATTTTTTAAGCTGGATACTGCATCTTCTAAACCTTCGAAGGTCTTTTTTACGTCTGCAGCACCTTTAGACTTTTGGATAAAAACCGCGATGGCACCACCGACAGCTAGGACAGCACCAGCAATAGCCCCCCAAAATCCAATACCAGGAATAAAACCTGCAAGCTGGGTGAACTGCTGTGTAAATGCTACAAGAGCACTTTGCCCTGATGCAATCTGAGTAGCAAAGTCACCTACCTGAAAACCTGCCTGTTGGGCAAACAGAGACATCTGCTTATAGCCCTTTTGGCTCTTCTGCAATTCTGAATTATTCCTAGCAGCAGCAGCAGAGTGTGCATCAAGTTTTGTTACACCAGTAGACAACTCCATATTGAGTTGCTCCATCTGGGCTTCAAGTTGAGCAGTACCTGTTTTGTGAGTAGATAACGATATTTTATTAGCGGCAAGTCTAGAGTCAAGTTTCTTGTATTGATTTTCAAGCCTTGTGAGAGTACCTACATTCTTAGATACGTTAGTTTCTACTTCAATAAATTTCTTACTTGCACTTGAAGAAGACACACCAACCTTGTCAACAGCCTTGGATAGGTTACCCATACCCTTTGTGGCCTTATCTAAGCCGGGTGTTTTTACACCAATCGAAACTTCTTGTGTCAAGACTAATCTCCACTTGCTGACTTTATCCAGATACTATCTAGAATTTTTATTGTTTCCACGTCCCACCAAGTAAGATCTATACCTGAGAGGTCTTGATAACATTTAATTGATTCATATGATATTGGGTTAGGGCCACTCATTCCATATGATCTCCCCGAACTAATTTCAATAAAGCACTCCCATAGGTGTACTACTATATCAGGGAAAGGTGGAGCATCTAGTTCTTCCAGTTGGACACCCTTGGTTTTCTCTACTTGTTTAAGTAAGTCACCAGTGGTTGTCTTCCCGCCTACTACACGCTCCAGCCTGAATTTATGATCTGCGTATTCTCTAAGAGAAGCCCTTACGCCTTCAAAAAAGCCTTAGTATCAGAGACCCCTGCGTCTACTTGCTCACGCAACCAAGGGTAGTCAGTGAAGACCTCTCGGATTTTAGACTCTGTAGCCTTTGGTTTCTCACCATCAAGAGTAATATTCCAACCAGCAACGATCTTAACCAAAATGTCAAAACCTTGTGATTCGAGTTCCTCTGCTGTAGCAGTGATTTTACCACCGGACCGATTAGCCCGTGCCAAGCGGCGGTTGAGCAGATCGTGGTTAGCTTTCTTATAAACCTTAGAGTATGGGCCGTGAACAGTCACAGTCATTACAGATTTATCTTCATTCAAGATAGGTTCCCCTGTTACAGGGTGGTACAGTTCAACATCAATAGTGTCTTGTGCTTTACCAATTGCAGAAATATCCATTGTCGAGTTCCTTTGTCAGGTTTAAGTTGTTTTGCCGGGTTTTAGTAGTTGGGGGGAAACCAACCCGACATAGCCTCCCCCCGTATCAAGCGTTACACAGAACGTGTAATCACAAGATTAGATGCCTCAGTGGTATCATACAGAGAGACGAATGGTACAGTAATCAAACGAGATTGCTCATTTGCCACAGGTACCGAAGCGCCATTGTATTTCACACGAGGGAACAAGAAGGTATATGCGTTGCCACCTGTGGGATCATCCACAGATACCTCTACAGCACTCTCTGTCTCGTTCAGGAAGCGGTTAATAACTGTTTCGTCTTCATAATAGAGGGTCATGTTGCCTTCTACTACAGAGCGACCAAACTCAAGCTGCTGGGCAGAGGCATCGCCTACTACAAACAGAGGAGCAAGGGAGTTAGTCACAGAGAAGTCAATAGATGCAACAATAGTCACACCAGCACCACCCAATTCAACTACACCAGAGTAGCTGTCAAAAGGTGCGTTAGTGGAGGGGGCAGTTACAGGGGACGCAGTAGCAGAAGTAGCACTCTGTGTCATATTCTTACCAACAAAGTCCATATCCATTGTAACCATCTGGTTAGGTGCAATAGAGAAAGACGCGCTGGATACAGCCATACCTGTGAACTTGCGGAACTGAGTAATATCAGCAGCAGTATCTTCGATAGTGAAGTACTTAGGTGTTACACCTGTCTTCAAGGTGTTGGTAGCAAAACTTGAAAACATAGCTGATTCCAAGAAAGCATCATAGTCAGCCATACGAAGGTCAACAGATACAGAACCAGCAGCATTACGGTTGCCATGACGGTCAACTCGTGCCATACGGTCCGATTGGATTTCATTACCTTGAACACGCTCTTTAGTAAGATCCAGAGAGTGGGTGTTAAAAGGCAGGTTCACCAAAGTTGGTGTTGTTGGGGTTGTCCCAAATGTTGTCTCTGCAACGTATGCAAGGGACGAACGGGAGCCTTGTGAGAGGGTCATAGTAGATTTCCTTATTTATAGATTAGGTAGCCAATGTTAATAGGCGTGACGTACCAAGGTTCATTAACATAACTGCCACCCTGTTCAGCATATCGAATGTGAATATTAAAGGTTTCAGGAGTGGCATTTGTGTAGGTGATGTCTGTAGTCACTTCAAAAGCATTGACGATACTATCAACAATATCTTGAGAGACGTTAGGACCAGAGCCTTGAGGTGTACAAACTAAGAATGTTATAAAGCCTGTATACCTCTTTTGTGGGTTTATACCCCTTACCGCTGGCTCTCTGGCACTTGGGGTGAACTGTACATTGATAAAAGGTGTACCAGTTGTGGGTTGAAAACTTACATTCTCCCAAGCGATAGTTGGGATACCTGCAATTCCATTTAGGTGGCTTTCTAAAGCAGCACGTATATCTCTTGTGATGTTACTCATAGTTCTCTGATACCGCCTTCTGGTAAACTAGGTATCCAGGAGTGTTCTTCCACCCTGTACCATACTCTACGTTATTAGCATGTGGAGACCTGTTACGGAATATAAAGCCTTCTGTACTTAGATCCAAAGCCTCAATATCTGAGTACAACTGCTGGGTAGCAATGGCCTTCTTTTCTAAAGCATTGGCTCCTCTAGGTCTAATATCAGAAGATCTACTCCTAGACTTAGGAGAACCTCTTGATGCACATGCGTGACTTTCTATGTAAGCACCTGTCTCTACAGGAGAGTGTCTCACAAGAGAATCTGCTATGTTCCTAGCCTTATCTTTAATCTGATCCTCTATACCCTTTTTGAAACTAAGGGATACTGTTTTTAGATTAGGACCGTTAAACTCAATACTCATGTTACACCCTTTACTCTCTTACTTGACAGATATAACATATAAGAGTATCTGAGTTATAGATCTTCTGGACAGCCTTGACTACTACAGTATCTCCTACAGACACGATCTGGTCTTCACTGTCGGGTTCAGGTGTAGCGACATTAGAAGTATCTCTGGGGGCTATGACAACCTTACGGTCACCCATCATAATGTTCTGGTTGTTTATTTCACTAAGGCCATAATCAGCAAAGTACATCTTCACAGTTACATCTACGTCTGCTACAGAGCCTAACGCACCCGTAGAGGGGTTGTATGCACCAGCAGACTTCTTACGCAGTGTAGCTGTCTGACCTCGCCTCTCTAGCAGTGTCTGCAGGTTGTAGGACAACATTTTAGTATTCTCCAGTGTATTCTGTATCTAAAAAGGAGAATTGATCCCTACGAATGCTAGAACCAAAACGATCTGTGTTATCTCGTACTGTTTTCATAGCCGCCTTAGATAGACCACCAGCAGCAAAACCAAGACCCCCAGAAATAGACTTTGCTTGGTAATCCAGTTCAGACGCTAGGTCACCATAGTGTTTCTGTAGTTGGCTATAACTCTCAGAGACTTGACCATCTAATTCTGTATCAACTAACCTAGCGAATTTAGCTGCAATACCTTTAGCAACCCAAGCTGCTGTAGCATAAATGTTAGAGCCATTTTGTGCTAGTGCAAAAGTAATCTCTTCGTTTTGGACTTGTTGATCGTTAGTATTAGTGTCCCCAATAAGAAACCTTACTGCATCAAGGCGTTCTGCGTCTGTAGTGGTGCCAAGGTTAGTGGCGTCATATGTCCAAGTCATTTATAGTATCCTTACAGACTAAAGTTTATTACTTCTTGACGGGTGTAGGTTCAAATAAAATGAGGCACCTTTAACATTTAGCTGTCTAGGTCTTCTTTAATGTATTTGTTGTTAGCGCGGTTAAGGAGTTCGTCCCTGATAACCGTGTATTCATCCAAAGCCCAATGGTTCCTATTGATCCATGACCTAAGAATGCCTCGTTGTTTCTCTAGAATCTTTGACTGTTTAATCCTCTTGTCTTGGAACTCTTTGCTTGTGACGCACCGCTTC